TAATTAACAATATGTTTCCAGACTTTTCTTTTTTAGCCTCAATTAATCGTAACCCTTCTGCCTGTAAGTCTTTCCACCAAGAACCGTAATCACGATCTGCAACCTTCATAGAGTAGTCAGCTATAATTGGCATTGGCCCATATTTATTGCAAGCTTCTACAATCTCACTAACTAATGGCTTAGATTTATGCCACTCATCGTAGATATAAATATTTCCTGTCTCATCTTTAGCTAGAAAAACGATAGATGTATCTACGCGTGTACCATGGTCTAAACCTATACACTTATACCAGTGCTTTTGTATGCGTTGTTTTGGGATTATGTGATGGTCCATCAAGCAGTCATATACAGCATTTTGAACGCTATCCCAGTTCCCCTCTAAAAATTGTTTTATATAACTTGGCGGATAGTTCTCTTCCATGTTTTTTATATAATCGCTAGGTAAATTCTTTTTATTACTATAAGTTGATGCGCGAATATACATACAATCATCGGGTAGGTCTTGGTCATGATATCGCTTTTTACACCAACCAAATCTAGGATTACCTTCTGTAAATATAAGCTTTTTAGGTAAAGCGGTTCCTCTTAAACGACCTAACGCACCTAAAAAATGCTCTTCTTTTAGTTCCTCTGCCTGACACATAATTACTGCGTCGAAAGAACTAGATAAAATCTTTCTAGGATCATCGAAGGATCTAAAAATTATGCGACTATTGTTTTTAAAATGAAACTCATTGTCTGACTTGCTGTGGTAGTAGCCATATTCTTCGGGTGGAAACGCTTCTTTAAACTGTACGATACAAGTATCTTTTAACTGTCTATAACTAAAACGTGTCATAAGTAGTTGTACGTCCTTATGCTGTGAGCACAAATAATAGGCAATGATGATAGAAATAAAACTTTTGCCTGAGCCGTAACCACCCCAGAAAGCAATTTCTCTCGGGCAGTCATCACGCATAAACATTTCTTTATTAAAAACGTTCGCAAATATTTTACTCTGGTTTTCATTGAGTCTAATTTTCATTATTTAATTTTCATTAAGTATATTAATCTGTAAATTTTTTAATTCGTTACGCTTATACTGTTTTCGTTTTTGATTTTTACGATCAAAAAAAGTATATGTGTCCCACGTAGTGCCATTATTGCATTTTCCTAAAAAAGTCCAATCTATAACTGAATCCTCAAAACGATACTTTTTTCCTTTATTAAAAATAATCATAATCGACTCCCAGCAATCTCTTCTTGTTCTTGTGCACGATCATAAACGTCTTTTAAACTAGTTTCTTTTTTAATTGCATTTATTGGATCACGAAAGCTTTTAAAATAAAAACCAGCTCTCAAACTAACAATTATATTTGCAAGTATAGTTGCTGTAATGACCAAACATAACAACAGCACGTAAACCACATTCCAAATATCTATAATAATTCTGTCAGTTAAACTTAATATCATTTTGACTCCTTTTTTTCAGCATCATAGGTTAATACAATTTCATGCTTAGGCTGTATCATTAATTGCTGATCTTCTTGCTCGTAACCACGCTTTTTACCTCTAGTTTTTAGAAAAAAGATGGTTGCAGCTGCGTTACCTTGATTAATCTGCTTATATAAAGATGACTCAGCCATATCAATAACAATTTCTCCAACCTGTTCACATGCAAGCCTGTATTCCTCATCTTCTTTAAGCCATTGATAGTGTGTCCATCTAGAAATACCTACTTTCTTACAGGCGTGCGTTACTAAGCCTAGACAAGCTTCTAGAGCTGCAATCATTGCTTTTTTATTTACGTTAGTTTTTGTCAGATTCTTACTCATTACGTAATTCAACCTCAAAACCTCTATCTTGTAGCTCATTTAACAAGGCCATTATTTCATCTTGATTCTTACCACTCACTTTTAAAATAAACTTATCTTTTAATTTTTCAGTGTTTTCAATTAAACTTTTATCATCTTCAAATCCAGACATATCAAGCTCAGGTAAGTCATAACCCCAAGCATCTAATAACTCAGGCTCCCACTCGTTAGCCAATATATTTTCATCCCAAGAACCATAATTTGTATTCTCGACTATAATAATTTTTTGCAAAGTTTGTGCATCAACTTCAGGATCAATAACTTTACACTTAATATGCATGTAGCCTAATTCTTTATAGGCTTTTAATCTCATATTGCCACTTAAGACAACATAAGTATTATTATATGGCATAACCAATAGCTCTTTAATTTCGTTTAAATCTTTTTCAAATAAACTTGTCTTTAATTTATTGTATGCATGTTTGTCTATCCGCCTAGGATTAGCAGGTACACCTAAATCTTTAAGTTGCCCAACATTATTTCGTAGGTTTTTTATAGATATTTTTTCAGTTTTAGCTAATAATTGCGTGTTTTTTTTCATAAAATTTACAAAAGTACGCAAACACTTCTACTTCTAATTTAAAACAAATAAAAATCTAAATCAAACCCTTAACTATTTTTTTATATAATCGTATATAACAATTTCATCAAAGTTTGTCTTAATCCAAGTAATAATACTTGTCTGCGGAATCTCTAAGTGTGTAGCAATATCCGCCCATGACATCCCTTCATTTCTTAATTGCTTATATAAATCAATATTGTGTTCATGTTTTTTCATCACATATATATTATCACATAAATTTATTATACGTTCAACATACGTATGTATGAAATTATTTCAATATAAAATGTCTTGATTTATACGTTTATTCAACGTATTATATAATCATTCAAAAACAAAGGAGAAAAAAAATGAAACAAGAAATAATTGATGCAGAATTAGTAGATTTTGATTATGAGATCTCTGAGATCACACAAGGTGTTGTTAGATTTGAAAAGGTATATAAATGATGATAGATCAAATTTTAGATTATGTTGATGCATTAGCATTCGGTGATGAACAAATAAAAGAAGAAGCTCATGATTTTTTATATGAATTTATAAAGGGTTTAGAGAATTAGCCAGGTGTGTATTGATAGCCCTAGGGAAGAAGATGTCTAGGGCTACTAAAAAAAAGTCCAAAGGAACTATCAAAATGATAACAAACAAAAACAAAAACGAGTATGATAACTCTATGAACCCAATAAAATCAAAAAAAACCTTAATGAGCATAGAAGAATTAGATGAATTTATTCATCAGCTCGATAATAAAATTAAAGATACAAATAAATTAATAGAAAAAGAATCCAACTTCATTTCTGAAAATTTTAGTCACGAATTCAAATATATTATGTTATTAGTATTGTTGATCAGCTACTTAGGTGGAATAACTTTATTTTTAATATATCATTTTTCTTGATATGCAGGATATCCAGGTATATAATAAAGACTCAGGAGGCACAATGAAATTACGAGAAATCAATACCGCTGCAAATAAAATTAAGATAAATAATTTGAGTTGGGAGTCACTCAACACGTATATTAGTGATATGTCTTTCTACAATTGGGCAAATGGTAATAAGGTCCCAAGTCCACCATATCAGATGGTACTTCGCAAAGCAGGCGTAGAGGACATTTAATTTTAAATTTGACTTATCGTTATGAAAAAAAAAGGAGGAATTTTTTGGGTGTTGATCTTATAAAGATCAGGTATAAATAAAAAAGTCGAGTGTAACAGCACCCGACTCTAAAAAATATTATGTTAATAATCGCAACCACTAAACGCTTTTATTAACTGAAAGGTATAAGACAATGATAACCACTACAATCGAAAAAATCAAACAACCATACAATATTTATTCGGAGCTTGGCTATGAACTGGGATAGGCACTTAGACTCATTAACGAATGAATTTTATAGCAAGTATGAATGCGATGAATGTAAAGATGGAGCTTATGAGTGCGAGTGCTAAAAAAGCATTTTAAAAATCTACCAAATATAGAAGATCCAACGGATATTGATATTGCTATTACTGCATTGTTAGAAGCAATTGAAGGAGTAAACAAAAAATGAAACAAGAATATACACACGTGAACACAGGTTATGAAGATATTATCTTCGACAAAGATGGACGAGCTTATGTTTATAGTCCAGCTATAATCGCAAAAAATATAAAAATAAACACAGAAGAGGTGCCGTTCTAATGGTACCTGTAAGGATGTGGGACAAAGAGGCGCGTCAGCTCATAGGCTTACAAGAGCGCTACAAAGAAGTACTTAACGCTATGTCTTATTACAGAGACCAAATAGAAAATAAGAAATACAGTTTAGTCCCGTATTTATCAAAAGCTTTCGACAATGAAATGCATTCTAGCGGACATCGTTTGCGCTTAGAAAAAAAAGAAAAGTTTAATTTATCTAAGTTTAAAAAAGACCATCCTGACATGTATATCAATTATTGCGATGACGATTACAAAATTAAGATCGAGGTAGATAATGGTTAAAATTCATGGCAAAGACTATATGACCGTAGCAGAAAGATTAAATCTTATAGCTGCTGAACATAAAGATTACGAGCTTACGAGTGAAGTTATAGAGCTATCTGATACGGCTTGTTGCATACGTGCCACTCTTAAACTTGGCGATCGTATTTTTAATGGGCTTGCCTATGAAGAAAAACAGAACTCGCATATAAACAAAACTTCTTACGTAGAAAACTGTGAGACTTCTGCATGGGGTAGAGCTATGGCTGCTGCTGGTTATGCAGGTACAGAGATTGCTAGTGCTGATGAAGTTGCTAATGCAGTAAAGAATCAACCACAAAAAACAGAATACAAAAAAGCCGATAAACCTAAAGACAGTGCTGAGGATGTAACTAAAGCTAAAAATGCCATACACGATCTTTTAAAAAATCATTCAGTAGATCAGAAAAAAGATTTACTTAAAAAAGCCACTTATTGGGATAAAACTGACTCTTATTGTGACGACATCAATAATTTAACAGTTAAAGGCCGTGAGCCAAGTGTGGCACAAATGCGTGTATGGTACAAAAAACTACAAGAGTTAATGTTGTCTGAAGCTGACTTTGTGAGTGATGAGCTATGAACTTGGATATATTACTAACTTTACTCGACAAACCTATTGTCTTCCATAGACCGTTTTTACGGATCATGAATACTAATTGTGCGTTATTTTTAAGCCAGTGTTTACACTGGCAACGCCATACAAAATACGATGGTTGGTTTGCACATACTATTGAGCAATTTGAGTTTGAAACTGGGTTGTCTACGGACGAGCAAAGATCAATTAAAAAGACGCTAAAAAATAAGGGCATCTTAAAAATTGAACGACGAGGCAATCCATGTAA